AGCCCAAACTGGTTGTCATTGACTCCCTTATCGGTTGCTCCGGTGGACGGGCTTTTGATGAAAACAAGTCTGAGTTTGCTCAGCCCCTCTACTGGCTCACCAAAAACAACGGCATCCTCTTCCCGGCGACAACGATCCTTATCGTTCATCACGCCAACAAGAACGGTGGCTTCAGAGGCACCTCAGCCATCCGTGACGCCGTTGACGAGACTTGGGCGCTTAGACAGCCCACTGATGAGGAGAAACGCTCTGTAGGGGCTCACAGCCGCCTCATAACCATCGAGAAGTCACGGTCTGGACGCTCCAACACCCAACTGGTCATGCAGATGGACGATGACCTCTCCTTCACCGTTTCTGACTTCACCCCAGCCGTTGACGAAAAAGACACCTCTCCCGCTTCTGTTACCGGAAGAGTCCTTCAAAGACTGGTTGCTGCTTGGCCAGATTCACGCTCCAGAGAAGACCTCCTCTACGACTCCCTGATTCGTGGATCTTCAGCGGCTATACGCAAATCGCTCCAAAGGCTGGAAAAACGAGGACTCATCGTCTCAACCGTTCCAGAAGAATCTCAAAGTAAGAGTTATAAGGCTGTTCTCGCGCGTGGAGAGGGTTCAAAAGTGTCCCATAACCCTATAGATCCCAGTGCTGGAACGGAATCTACCCTGGGACACAAGCCTGGGACAATGCTTACTTGTCCCACCCTTTTAGAGGGTTCAGTTGAGATTGTTGTTGGAGCGGATGACTTGGGACAACCTTAGTTGTCCACCCCCTGTGTCCCACCCCTCTTTCACTGCTATCACTGCGTTTTGGGGCGGTTGGGACATATACGGCATCTATACGCGCGTGAGACATGAATTGGACTGAGATTCTTAAGGCGGGTGGAGTGGACGAGCCACCCGGCTACCTTGAAACACTTGAGGCCATTGCTCAAAAGCCGTATGTCAAACCGTCTCGTAAATCACACAAGTCGTCTAAGCGCAGAGTAAAATCTTCCAATGAAAGAAATCAAAATCCGCCTCCCAGACTCTCTAATAGCAAGCCTTGAGAGAGAGGCTAAGGCTAGAAAGATAAACCGCGCAGATGTAATGCGTGAGAGGCTTGCTGACCTTCCTTCCTGTGAGTCAATTACTCCTGATGTTTTTTATCAAACTGTTAACAGGGTTCGTCGCAAGATTGGCAACATTCTTACGAGAAGTCAGGCTGAAAACGTTGTGGCAGCCTGCCTCATCGAGTTCAAATCACTGGAACCCAGTCAATAAGCTAGTGAACGTTTACTACTGCCAAAGCGATGACGACTCACTGCCTCTGGCCATAACTAGATATACAAGTTATGACCAAGAAGAAAAGGTGTTGTGCGTTGAGCAGGTTATTTACGAAAATGACGTAACTTACTTCCAAGAGCAGATAACAGCAGCTCTAGAATGTGGTGTCGATGTCTCAATACTTTCTGCTTATCCAACCTCTAAATTTCCAGTCCTAACAGCATTAATAGAAGGCCGATGAAGTTCAAGATCTTTCAGAAGCTGGGTCGCTGGGTTGTCGTTGACTCCAAGTCTCAATTAACTTGCCATACAACTCTTACTGGAGCGATGGACTATGCCTGTTCCCAAGACAGGAAGGCAAATCAACCTGGAGCGCCTGCATCAAGCAATTCGCACAGCGACAACAGCTGATCTTCAACGTGCCGCAATGTTCTTAGAGGGCGCTAAGCAGGTCAGAAGCGGTTCCAAAGTTCAACGCTCCAACAGCAGAAAAGCTCAGTCAACTGCTTGGAAGAAGAATGTTGACGACTCATTAACATGGTAACGTTGCTGTACTAACTGATTGAAAATGACCTCGAAGCACGGTAGCCGGGTTTACGTTCAAGTTCTCTTAGAGCCCAACCGTGGCAAGCTTTTCTTAGAAGACGCTGAAAGGCTCAATAAAAAGCCATCAGCTCTAATGAGAGAGATCGTTTATCAATACATCAGAGAAATGAACTCTGAACAGGAATCTGAAGCCGCAATCAAAGACCAGCAAGTCTGGCAAGCAGCTGTTCAAGCCCGCTTAGACGGTCGAGCACGCAATAGAGCTAACGCCTTAAAAGCTTCTGATCAGTCTGAACAAGCAAGCTGAGCGTCCATCTCTGCAATCCTGCCAACTGCTTGACTTAGTAGTTTGCGCTGATGGAAACCTTGACGGATTAATGCAGCGCATAAAGCCTTGACTTGATCAACGTCTTCAGTGCTGTCAACAGACCGAATGGATTGCTCCATCATCAGCTCTTCATGGAGCGTCAGCTCTGCGATCATCCATTGCATGTCGTCCATCACTGCTCTCTACTGACTCCAGGATCTTGCGTTCCTCAGAGTAAGGACGCTTAGCCCGAATGTAGTCATGGAACGTAGGAACCAGCCACTCCTGCGGTGGCCAACAGTTATCCCAATTGACCGGCTTGGCGCAATTGACAACAACCGTTGACCAGAAGGCAATCAGATATGACCACAACCAATAAAGACCCATCAGGCAGCAACAGACGGCATGACCCGTAAATGGTTGTTGTAGTTGCCAGTTACCGCATAGCTGATGTCTGGCACGTTGCTCATCCTGTGAAACACCATCTGGCCAATTTTTAAATTGGGATACAGATGCAAACCGTGATACCGGCGCTCATTAGTCAACTCAAGCGTCAGCTTGCTTCCGTGCCAGCCTGGATCGCACCAACCAGCCAACAAATGATTCAACCCCTCTCTGGCGCGGCTTGACTTCAAGACGAACTGAGCTGAAATGTCATCAGGCAAGTTGAACGTCTCAATTGTTTCGGCTAGTACAAATTCACTAGGCGCTAAATAGTAAGGATCCTCTTCTGTCCTGTCCGATATATCAATTTCAATCAACTCACGCCGATCAGAAACCTCAATCATCAAACGACCGCCAAGGCGAAGATCTAAGCTCGCTGGATTTAATAGCTCTGGAGCGAAAGGCCAAACCAATTGATGGCTATCGCAAAGAGATCTGATCTCCCAGTCGCACAAAACCGCCATACAGACCAATCAAAACGTCAGCTTACTCATCGTCAACCAAAACCACCCAGCCCGTCCCAGAGCCTTCAACTTCCCAACGCTGCCTAAAAGCTTGCCGTGACACCTTGACGTTTTTACCGTCATATCGACTTGAGTGACCACCTCTTTCTATGTCTGGCGTGCCTCTTGGATCATGCATAATCCAATCATCCTTATCAAAGCCGACAATGACGCTCCAATGCCCACAGCCATAGCTATTGCACATTGGTGGCTCGCCTCTGCTCATGTCGCCGTGATGAAGCCAACCGATCATCACTGGACGTCCAGCAGCTAGTTCAGCTTCAATCAGGCTCCCATCCCCGTCCTGCCTAAATTCAGCATGTAAGCCCAAGCTTCTTAATGCACGAACTTGGGCGTCAATGCTTGTTGTATCTCCAAACCGCTCCCTGGTCTTGTTGTATTCGTCATCAGTTTTTACCTTTCCATAAAAGGCGGCAACCATCGCAGCAGAGGAACTGAAACATTCCCTGTAACCCCTCCCACTTTCATTGTCTAGCTGGTGAAAATAAGGGACAAAGGTTTGCTGCGCTATGCCGCTTTCTTTCCAAGCCTGAAACCAAGCCGCATCCTCCCTTAAAAGCTCTTCAGGCAAAGCATCCTCTAGTTCCTTTATTGCTGCTAGCTGGTGCGGCGTTCCCCTGAAATGACTGAAAAATGGCAGCAGAGTAAGCACCATGAAAAAGCGGTTCATCTGCTCAACGCCGGTTTAGGACAGCTTGAACGTTGAGATGCAGCACCTGCATGGTAGCCGGATAGAAAAAAGAAACCACCGCCCCCAACAACGACGGCAGCTAACGTTCCCAAAATAAAAAACCCGCTGACCAGGATCCAGGCGGGCTCCGTTTTCATTTTTCAACCCTGTCTTGAGGGAACAAGTTCCTGCTCACGTATTCACAGACTTGATCGTCAATCGTGTTGTCTGTGCTCTTGGCGTAAGCCTGAAGCAGGTCAAGAACCAAAATCTTGACAGCTTTGCTCTTCAGAAACGAGAACAAAATCGGACGGATTAAAAACAGCACGGTGATTCTGGCTATTGGTCAAAGTCTAGTTCCGGTCGCTATGGCCCTCAAGTCGAGCCACAGACCGTTCTAGCTCACTGATCCTGGCAAAAATTTCTTGGTCTCTCAGCCTTAGGTCAGTGTGTAGAACGTCCATCCTGGTGGCTAAATTGTCAACAGCTGAAGTCAGCCTTACCAACGAATCACGACCTGTTTGGTTTTGACGGTTCGCACCAGCAATCGCCAGACCGCCAACACCAATCGACGCTCCAGCAACAGCAGCAAAAACCTCGACCACCATCGACCAAACGCTTCAACTAATCATGGCAGACCTACAGGAAAATCACGACGAAAAGGAAGGAGTCTCAGTTGCAGATCTTGTCAAATGCGCTGTTTTGGTTTGGAGCGCAACATTATTGACCGTTTCTTATCTAGGGTTTTTCCCTCAGATGAAAATGGATAATACTTTTGTCGCCAGTTTGCTCACGGGGGCCATGGCAAGCTTTGGCATTGAACGTAAAACTGCTAATCAACAGAAGAAAACACCGCCTAAAGTTGAGCCACCTGTCAAAACGCCTTCAACAAAATGAAACGTCTAGCTCTTCTAGCAGTTGCGTTGAGTTTTGCCCCAGCAGCTCACGCTGACATAAGCCACAAAATCCAATCCAGTATTCAGCTGACTGTTGACGGTGCAGCCTCTCAGGCGTCAAGGATTGGCAGCACCCTTTCTGTTTCTGGCAACAACGTCACCCTTGGCACCGCCCCAACATTGGGCAGCCTTACTCCTGGGAGCGCAATTGGTTACACACCTGGCGCTTGGAGCGTAACCACAGCCGGAGACGCTTTCTCCTACAGCGAAAGCTTTATTGAAGGAGATGCAACTCCCACGGCCACTACGGTCACAGCAGGTGTAACGCCTAGCTTGCCAATGCTCGGAAACACGACGACGACTGCTGGTGGAGTTGCTGGATCCCTGGCGGGCACAATTGCTTCCGACAATGCAATTACGCTTACCGCTGGTGGCGCTGGTACAACTGCCATCGGTCAAATCGTCACAGAACTAACGGTGAAGTGATGCGAGCCTTACTGCTTTTGTTTCTGCTTGCTCCAGCCGTTAATGCTGTCCCTGTTGTTCCAAATTTCAGCAGTGGCAGCATGACCTCTCACACTGAGACCAAGTCAAAAGTCACTGAGACAATTGTCAGTGAAGACTATGCCACCGGTTGGCAATACTCTGTCTCTGGTCAAAACGTTCAACATTCAGGGTCAAGCATGACCCCAGGAACAACAACTGTTGATTCATGGAAGGCTCTCAAAACAGGACAGAAGCCCAATTGGACAATCAGCACCCCAGGAGCCGCGTTCCAATTCGTAGAAACCTATTCCGGTCCTGGACTGTCGAACGTAACCACAGTTCAACGCACCACAGAAGTCGAATCTATTACAGATACTGTCTCGGTCTTCTCTCAGTAATACTTTCCGCTCCAGTAAACGCTGAGACAGTTGGTGGCGTGTCAGCTACTGCCGCTCCAACAGCAACATCATCTGGATCGGTTACGAATCAAGCCGTACAGATCATGAACGGTAACGCTATCCAAAACACTTACGGCGGAGGCATTCAATGCCAAGGCCCAACCTTGACGTTTAGCCCGTATGTCAATCGTTCCCAATCCTGGCAGCTACCGTACGAGGCTTATTTTGATGAGCCTGTATATGATCTTTCTGATTTTGATGACGATGGGTTACCGGATAATCCAGGATCCGTCCTTTATACAATGCCAACAAGAACGGGCCAAAAAGATTCGCACAACTGGTCAGGCGGGCTTGCCCTGCAACTAACAATCCCTCTTGATGGAGGCTTGCAGGCTCGCTGCAAAAAAGCTGCTGATGCTCAGATTGCCCTGCAAGAGCAGCATCTTGCCAACAAACGGCTTGACTTTGAAATCGCAAGGCTTAAAAACTGCGGAGAACTTAAGCAGAAAGGAATTGAGTTCCACCCTCGCTCTCCCTATTACTCCGTTTGTGCTGATGTAATCCTGAGACCCAAGCCAGGTCAAGTGCTGCCCCACAAACACAAAATCACTTCCGTGATGCCCGCTGGGCTTTCTGGCGCTCAAACACAGACAAAACCTTAGCCTTTTTACTAAGGATCTTTTGCACCTTCTTCATCACCTTCTTAACCGTTGGCTTGACCAGCTTGATAAGAAATGGAGTTGCAATAGCCATTGAAGTGGCAACAAATGCAATTCCTCCAGTTTTAGTTACTTGCGGCAACGTTGGTACGGCTGCAATAACCTGAACTCCTAAAGGAACCTCTTCGTAAATTGTTACGCATTTATCCTCTTTCACTTCATAGCCAGATATACGCTTTCGACCGTCTTGAACCAACGTACCAACCTCCTTTGCTCTAAGTGGAGGACAACGCAAGTCTTTATCTTTCTTCGTTACCGGTTTAATCGGTGGAAGCGTGATCGACGGTGGAGGCAATGGCTTCTTAGGAGAACCCGCAGAAGGCAGCTCAGCCCTAGGCGTAAAAATTAAATCCTCAGCCCTGTAATCCAATGGATCAAACGATGGCATCGTTCCATCGCAATAAGTCTGGGCGCTTCTGGGATCATCAATGATCAACGTTCCAGACTTGCTGTTGTCTTGGTTCGCCTCAACGCAACCAGGCACCTGAACAATTGGAACGCCTAGCTGCAATGTGACAGGAGGTGCCTCTGGAATGGCTGAACTTCCTGGCGTCATCCATACTCGCAACTCTGGGATCTCAGGAGTATTGATCCCAATAGTGCGAATCTCAGGCATTGCCCTGCAACCTTGCAATCAAACGATCCAAATACCAACTTGCCTTGCCAGCGTCTTGGAGTGCATCACCCTTGTGCCACATCCTCAGCAAATATTTGAGCGTCTGACCCAGCAAGTAGCCGCTGACAGCATCATCAGCGTCCCTCACTGAATCCTCAATAACCTCAATAGCCTCAACACGACCTTGGTTGTAATGGGACGGAGAGTTGATCAGATCTGACATCAAAAAGGTAAAGCAGGACCGGTCTCAGTTGGCAATGCAGGGATCATTTCTTTGACTTGCCCAGGCATCGCATCTGTCACCGCTCCAGACACTAATTCACCGACAAGGGCTTTAGCCTCATCCATTGCTTGTTGTTTCAATTCTGGCAGCTTGCTGACAGCGTAAAAACTCATGCCGACTAATGCCCCAGACATGGCAAACGACACAGCCGCAAGCGTGTTGAAAACTTTCTGCATGAAAAAACCCCTAATAGTGTGAGGCTATCAGGGGTACTCTCCGACGTCCGACTAAGCCCGACACTCAGTCACCTCTAACTATAGATCAGAAGTTGTACTTGGCACCAAGCTTGCCGCCGTAAGAGTTCTCATCATCGCCAGTGATTCCAGAGATTTCAGTGTAGAAGCTGAAATTTTCGCTGGCAGCAACAGAGCCACCAAGCTTGCCTGAGAACTCAACGTCAGAATCGCCACCATCAGGCTGGACAATTGCAGGACCGCCTTGCACATAGAAGTTGTAAACACCTTCCCCGTACTCATAACCCAAATGAAGATCAGTCACACTGCCTGCATAATCAGTGCCAGACCAACCAAGGTTGGCTTCTGTGTTGATGTAAGGGCCAGCAACAGCAGCAGACGCTCCAAAAGCAACAGCGCCAATAGCGCAAGAAATAGATTTGATCATGAAGCTAAGCAAAACCACTCAAAGTTTACTTGCCTTGACCCCTAAGCGCCTTTCGCCCATGGGACGGTTTGGAATGCTTCCCATTGCCTTGCCGGGTTTTTTTTGGCTTCCCTTTAACGAAATCGACTTCAGAGGAACCTTTGGGTTTAGCCATTGATACTCATCGTGTTGTAATGCTTCTTTGCTAGCCCTGTATACAAGCCGTGCATTGGATGATCCTTGTCGTCACGGCCTTCGTACTTGTAAAGAGCTTCGATCCAGGCAGATCTATTTTGCATGGCCTCTTGGTCTTCAGCCCCAGGCTTGCTGGGCATTAGGGGATCAGGACGGTTCATTGATCGCAATTAGTGAATAACCGATGAGCAGCAACGTTCCAAGGGAAACGCCAGCAAAAAAAATCATGATGCAGTGTCTGGGTCAGGACTCCAAGCAGAATAATCCGATCCTGTCACATATTCGGCTAGAGCCTGGACTCTTGCTATATCGACATGTGGGGAAAGGTCGCCAATGCTTGCTGTTGCTTCGATGGCTGCAACCTTGGTTCCGCATTCGGTACGGATAGTTTGCCGCCAGGTCTTCCATTCGGCATTCAACGTCGTTCCGCGTTCCTTTGCCTTGATTACGCGCCAATCAGATGGAGCCAGTAATTTGTTTGCTGTGTCCTTGGTTTGGTTGATCCAAAGCGTGCTCAGCCCTGCATAATCCTTGGGTATTAAATTGCCGTCAGCGTCGTAACCCCAGTAGAACCTTTGCTCCCAGCTCTGGACGCTTGAGGCTTCCCATGTGATGCCAAGGTTGGTGCGGTCTTCTTCTGTAGAAAGCCGCAACCAATTAGCAGGGTATTGAACTGAATTGTGTTCCCACGCCACATCAAGAGGAAGGGTGCGGTCGCCGAGCTTGTAAGGCATGACTCTTGATCGATAAGGTGAGTTTAACGGGC